TTCTAGCCGAGTATATTACAGAGATGGCTACACTCAAAATAATGCTAGATACGGGTCCAATAATAGAGGAAATACGGATTTACCACAAAAAGAATTTTATATATCTTTGATACCCGAGTACTATTATGTGTACTATGATTTAAACATTTGGACAGATTTCAACGAGCAACTAAACAAAGTAATAGAGCAATTTATACCTGTAAATAATTTTGTGTGGGGAAATGATTATCAATTTGTTACCAACATTGAAGATTTTACATTTTCCGCAGTCAACATATCAAAACAAGAAAGAATCGTAAAAGCATCTACAAGATTAAGAGTATTAGCTACACTCATGCCGGCATTTGTAGAAAGAAAATCATCTATTCAAAAAGCATTATCTATTAAAAAGGTAGCAATGTCAGAAAGATTAACGTAATTTAACATTTTTTTAATTGTTTGAGATTTTTAAAACATATTTATAACAAATGAGAATTTATTAATAATTCTTTGTATAATATTTAATTGACAAAAACAAAAAAATGGCAGAAAGAATAGTCAGTCCTGGCGTATTTACTAGAGAAAAAGACCTGAGTTTTCTCCCTTTAGAAATACAAGCCATTGGAGCAGCGGTTGTTGGCCCTACGTTAAAAGGTCCTGCATTCGTTCCTACCACAATTTCTTCTTACGAAGAATACCTAAGAGCTTTTGGTGGACCTTTTAGTTCAGGTTCCGGTACATCTGAAAGACAATACAAGTTCTTAACGGACTATGTAGCGCAAGAATATTTGAGATACGCGGAAAATTTAACTGTCGTTAGGATACTAGCAGGTAATTTTGAGTATGCAAGTACAAATGTAGTAAGTAGAGGTGCTTACGCTGCTGCTCCCGCTGGAATTAGAGCCAACTTAACCGGTTCTTATTTTACCGCAGGTCAACAAACATTTAAGTTGACTGTAGTATCTCCGGGAGAATATGTGAATACATCACTTACCTCTATTGCTTCTAATAATGGAGTAGGTAGCCCTGCTGATGACTCTACGGGAGGAGTATTGAACGTAGGAAATAGAGAGAATCTAAGATGGGAAATCAGAGACGTAAATACTGATTTAGGTACTTTTGATTTGTATATAAGGAGAGGAGACGACAGGCATAATAGAAAGGTAATTGTAGAGCAATACAATGACATGACTCTTGACCCTAACGATACTAATTATATTGGTAGAGTTATTGGAGATCAAATGTATAACTTAAAATATGATTCAGACGGCATCCCATTCTTACAATTAAGTGGCTCATTCCCTAATAGATCTAGGTATATTAGAGTAGAGGTATTTAAAGAGAACTACAATTACTTAAACGAGAGCGGACAAATTAGAGTTCCTGCATTCTCTAGTAGCTTACCTGCTGCTGTATCTGGTACTTTCTCCGGAGGTTCCGATGGATATGTAAAGCACCCTAGATCATTCTTCGATAAAATTAGCGGACAAAACAGTCAAGGATTCAATTTAGATGATTTAGCGGGAGGAGCTTCTGGTTCAACTGCTTATTTAGATGCAATTGACATTTTAGCTAATGCAGATGAATATGATATCAACATGTTACTCATGCCCGGAATTATTGACGGAGTAGGTGAACAGCATGGTGAAATTATAACAAAAGCCATTGCCATGATTGAAAATAGAGGAGATATTTTCATGGTAATCGACCCTACTAGATACGGAGATACTATTGGACAAGCTATTAATGCAGCCTTAGCAAGAAATACTTCTTATGCTGCTTATTACTATCCATGGGTACAAATAGCTGACGCTGACTTAGGAAGAAATGTATGGGTTCCACCATCCACTGTAGTATCAGGAGTTATCGCATTCAATGACTACGTACAGTTTCCTTGGTATGCCCCAGCTGGTTTGAATAGAGGTGCTATCGACGTAGCTCTACAAGCGGAAAGAAAATTAACTTTAGGAGATAGAGATAGACTTTACACTTACAATATTAATCCTATCGCGACTTACCCAAGAGAAGGTGTAGTTGTATGGGGACAGAAAACTTTACAGAAGAAAAGATCTGCACTCGATAGAATTAACGTAAGAAGACTATTGATAACTGCTAAAAAATTCATCGCATCATCTTCTAGGTATTTAGTGTTTGAACAAAACACCAAAGAAACAAGACTTAGATTTTTAAGTATAGTAGAGCCTTATTTAGAGAGTGTTAGAAGAAATCAAGGTTTATATGATTTCAAAGTCATAATGGACGAATCTAATAATACTCCTGACGTATTAGACAGAAATGAGCTAAGAGGTAATATTTATTTAAAACCTACTAGAACTGCGGAATTCATAATCTTAGATTTCTTTGTACTACCTACGGGAGCTTCTTTCCCTGGTGATACAGAATAAACAAAAAAAATAGAATAAAATGGCATTTGAATATAAACCATTTGAATATTTTAACCCTAAGCAGCAGATGCGATATGTGCTCTTCCTAACTAACGTTGGAGTACCTATCCCTACTTACATGGTTAAAACAGCTGATAGACCATCAATAGACCAGAATCCAGTTACAGTAGATTATATTAATACAGAATTTAAGGTAAAAGGAAAATCTAGGTGGCAAGACATATCAGTTACATTATATGATCCTATTGAAGTAAATGGAGCTAAATTATTACATGATTGGATAAGTTTATTTCACCACAACTCAGGGTTAAATCAATTACCTGCGGGTAGAGCTCCAGGTCTTTTAACTCCGGGAGAAGACGGATTTATTCACGAGTATAAGAGAACTTTAGTTTTCCAGGCCTTAACTCCACATGGAGATGTAGCTGATGAATTTTCACTATATGGTGCTTTCGTAGCAGACGCTAAATGGGGTAACATGGATTTATCGTCTGATGACTTAAACATGTTAGACTTAACCATTACTTATGACTATGCTGTAATGATTCCAGCTAAAAATAAAGTAGTTACTACCGGAAAAGTAGACGCATAAAATTAATTAATAAACCACAGAGGTGCATCAATGCACCTCTGTGCTTATAAAATACACATGGCATTTACACACAAACCTTTTAAATATTTTAACCCGAAACAACAAATGCGTTTTGAGTTATATATGCAAGCGGATCCATTCGGTCCTTTTTACCCTACGTATGCCATAAAATCAGCGGAAAGACCTACTTTAGAGAATAATCATATTACAGTAGATTATATAAATACAGAATTCCACGTTAAAGGAAAATCAAGATGGCAACCCATAACAATACGTTTTTATGATCCAATTGAGGATAATGGTGCCAAAATGTTACATGATTACATTAATAATTATCACCACAATTCAGGAACGACGGGACAAAGTTTTAATTTATTAACACCCGGAGAAGATGGTTTTATACATGAATATAAAAGAACATTATATTTAAGATCATTATCACCTCATGGAGATGTTATGGATTCTTTCGTATTGGTAGGAGCATTCTTTGATTCTGTTAAATGGGGAGAATTTGACATGTCTAGTGATGATTTAGTATTGATGGAAGGAACAATAGTATATGATTATGCTATGGTTAGAGGTAGTAAAGTAAAGCTTCCTGACGTAGAAGGCCCCGGACTAGATGGTGGAGGAGCTAATTTTGGAAAACAGTTAGGAGACGCAGCCATAAATATCGGAAAAGGCGCAGCCCAAGCACTTGCCGGAGGTGCGATAAATGCACTAGGTAATTTGATTGGTGGCGGTGGTGGAGGAAGGAACTAGTTTTCTTTGTTTTGTATTAATTTTAAGTTTTTAGTATATTTATTATAAAAAGAAATGGCTAAATCTACGCCCATATTTAGACAAAAAAAGGAAGTACTATCTAATAAAGAGATGGTTATGACTGGAGCGTCGGAATACACCCAGTATAGACCTTTCGCTTATTTCGAACCTAAACTAAAGAATAGATTTGTCCTTTACTTAGATGTCCAGGGAATTTACATACCTACGTACTTAGTAAAATCTGCGACTAAACCCGGATTCAGTTATGACAATATAGAGTTGCAGTATATAAATACAAAAACTAACTTTAAAGGAAAAATGACTTGGGACCCTATAGAGATAGTGCTATATGATCCTGTGGCAGCACATAGGTTTTCTCCTAGGGCAGCTAATAATCCCTTTGTAGATTCGTTATCTAGTTCCGAGGAAGTAAGTAATGATTCCTCTGTTTTAATATATGAATGGATAATGAATACACATTCTAATTATGTACAGGGTAGGGAATACGCACTAGAAACATATAAGAAAACATTGGTATTGGAAACATTAATGCCTAGAACAAATGTTCAGTCCGAAAGGTGGGAAATACATGGCGCGTATGTTTCAGCGGTAAAGTGGGGAGAATTAGATTTATCTGATGATTCTTTATCCACTTGTTCTGTAACAATTATGTATGATTATGCGTTAATAAAAGATGCGAACGAAAGAAAGATTCTTCCGTACAGTACAGGAGAAGGTTTTGGCTCTTTAAAAACACTACCTGATTCTGTTAAATCTCTTAATCAAGCAGTTCGTCCAGTAGGACTACTACCTAAATCATTTAGAGGATAAGGATTAGCATAAAATTAAACAAACATAAATATTATGAAGCCAGACAGAGAAGTTACATTTAATCAAAGTCCTAGCGAAGACGGTATGGAAATTCCTACTCCGGTTATTCCAACTGTTCCTAAAGGTCTAAATCAAACGACTTTAATAGTTGATTTACCATCTAAAGGTCTTTTTTACCCCAAAGAAAATCCTCTATCCTCGGGTCAAGTAGAATTAAGATACATGACAGCCAAAGATGAGGACATCTTAACTAATCAGAATTATATCATGCAAGGAACGGCTATTGAAAGAATGTTCCGCAACTTGCTTGTATCAGAAATTGATTGGGATGATTTGTTAGTTGGAGACAAGAATGCCATTATGATTGCAGCTAGGATTGCAGCTTATGGAGAAGAGTACGTGATTCAAGTTACTACTCCTTCAGGTAATACTCAAGACACTACAATTAATTTGAGTGAGTTGAAACCTAAACCTATTGACGAATCCGTATTAGTAACGAAGAATAGTAATCTATTTAAACTT